GGCGGTGCCATGGGCCTTATGGGCGCAAACAAGCAAGCCAAGTCACAAGACGCAGCAACAGCAGCCCAGATGGCTGGCTTCAACCAATACAAACCATATGTGGACTCTAACCTATCTGGCGCACAAGCTGCACTAGGCGGTGTATTAGAAACTGGTGCTTACGGTGGTCAAACCCTAGCTGGACCTAACGAGTATCAGACTGGTACTGCCAACACTATGGGCGGCTATGGTCAATCCATGATGGGATCTGGCTATGGCATGATGGATGCCAACAACAACTTTGGTAACAACTACCAGAATATGTATGGGCAAGCACAGGGTCTCTTTGGTCAAACACAAGACCTCTATGGGCAGTCGCGCGACCTCTACGGTAAATCACAGGATGTCTATAACCAAGGTGCCAACCTTGCTGGCCTAAACACAGACTTGTACCAGCAGAACCGTGGCCTCTATGACCAATTCTCCCAGCTATCTCAGGATGCAAAAGCTGACCGCTTAGGCACTGCTATGGATTACGCTAATGCGAACAGTGGTGCTCTGGTTGACGCTGCGATGCGTGATGACCGCCGCAACCTCCAAGAGAACACACTGACAGGTATTGACCTTGCAGCGAGTGGCTCAGGAAACACGAACTCAAGCCGTGCTGGTGTTGCTGAAGCAGTTGCCAACCGCGCCTTCGATGACCGCCGCGCTGATGTCGCCCTAGACGTACAGGACAGGCTGATTGACCGCAGCCTTAACCAACAGGCCCGTCAATTTGCTGACCAGAGTTCTGCACTAGCTGGTGCAGGCAACGCTGGTGCTTCCCAACGTGCTGACCTTGCAGGTGCAGGCAATGCTTTAGCTGGACAGAATAGCTCCATCGGTACATCCAGCAACACTCTTACAGCTTCTGGCAACCAGCTGACAAATGGCACTGGGCAACTCAATGCAGCAGGCAACATGAACGCAGGCATCCAAGGTGCTTACACCCAAGGTCTCAATACACTGGGGCAGGGTGCTAACTTTGGTATGAACGCAGGCAACTCTCTGCAAGGCTATGACCAAGCGGCACTCAATGATGCACAGGCTAACTTCGAGCGCCAGCGTGACTTTGAGATGCAGCAGCGCCAAGGCTTCCAGTCTGGTATTCTAGGTAAGGCTCCAGCTGACGTAGGTACTATCACTGCAAACAAGGTTGACCCATTCCAAGCTGCCGCGATGGGAGCTATGAGTGGCTTTGGGTTCCAGCAGCAGTATTTCCCACAGCAGGCATCAGCAGCTCCTACATCCAGTCTGCGCCCACAGATGCGCCCATTTTAAGGAGGCACTAACATGGAAAATAGAATGCTCCAGTTAAACAGTGGGCAGTACATGAGCGGCCAAAAGTTCTCTGAGCCATTATACCCAAGCCGGGTAATCCACAATGCGCGCATAAATGGTTTGTCTGTTGAAGATTATGTAAACTCACAGCCTCCAGAATTAAGGGATGAGTTTGTAGCTGATATACAAAATCATAGGCAGAGGCAGGCAGAAAGCGACCTAGGATATTTGAGAAGTTCTTACCGTAAACGCTTTTCCGACCCTTCTGAGATACCTTTGTTTCCAGATAGGGCTAGTGATAGATACAATGCAGGGTCATATGCCGCAATCGCTGATCAAGGCCCTACAATAGAAGAATTAGAAGCAGGCTCACAAAGCCCTGTACTGTCTACAGCATCTACACCGCAAGACCCTCTAGTTACAAACCCCAAGTTTATTCAAATGGCGGAGACTTTTGGACGGACACCAGAAGAGCATTTGGCAAAACTAGAGCCACGAATTGTGGAAGCGGCCAGACAGATACTTCTTGGTGTTGAGCCTGAGCCACCAGCTCCAGTCCTCCAGACAGCCGTAGACCCAGCAGATCGTGCTGGCGAAGAACCCGGTGTACTCATGCGCAATGAGCAAAACCTTGTACAAGAGAACATTGGTGAGCGCCAGTTACTAGAAACTCGCATTGCCGATCTTGAAGGCTCTGTGGACACCCAAGCAGATGTTGCACGGCTTCAGCAAATGAAGCAGCGTCTGGCTGAGCTAGGCGGAAGTGTCGAGAGCAATCCAAGCACATCTCAGTATGATGCAGCAGCTCAGGCATACTTAGGACAACTGCGTGGCCAGAGAGAACAGGCAGCAGCAGTTGCTCCAGATGTAAGGGCAGCAGAGGCTGAGATTGCAAGCACCACAGGACTACTGTCTTCTGGTACATTGCCACCTGAGATGATGGCTAGTGTGCAGGCTCGTAAAGAAGCGGCAGAGGCCGCACTTGCTTCTGGAAACGCAGCCCGTGATGCTCGTGTTGCTGATGTATCTGGCAGCACCCTATCAGTAGATAACCCAGTAAACGGTATGACTGCCCAAAGTCTTGGCGTACAACTTCCCGGCCAAGAGCCCGGTATGAATGGTGCAAGCGACTACACACGCCCACCTCCCGTACCAGTAGATAACTCAGGAATGCCAAGTGGCCTTGGTCCTTACACAGCGCCAACACCTCCTACACCCATACTAGCTGGAAATGAGCCCGGTATGAATGGTGCGAGTGACTACAGTAAACCAGTGCTCATCAACACAACCACTCCAACAGCAGCGCAGACACCAGCATTAAGTACAACTGCCACTCGTGCCCCAGCCCTCTCAAGAGGCGCAGGTAACATGACAGCTAATGCCCGTGGTTCCGCTTTAGGTATGATACCAAGAGGTGAAGCCTTGATACGAATTGGTGCCGCTGGTTACTCTGGTGCTCTCCAAGGCGATGGTATTGGTGCAGCTGGTCGTGAGTATGGTTCCATACAGGATGCCAACCGCAAGGCTGAAGTAGATGCTTACAACAAGGCTGAAACAACACGCATTGCGGAGTTGAGGGCTAGAGGTTCTGGTAAAGGTAAATCTGGAAACTTAGCTGGACCTCCTACTGCTGTGTATAAGCAAGCTACTTTAAGCGCCATTACACGCATCAAAGACCTTTTAGCTTCAGAAAGTGACTTTAATCCATTTGATAATTTGACTGGATGGACAGGTAGCCTTTTAAGCTCTGTGCCGGGAACGCCTGCACACGATGTGTTAAACTCAATTAATACTATTGAAGCAGCGGTAGGCTTTGATCGACTACAGAAAATGCGTGATGACAGCCCAACTGGTGGTGCTTTGGGTCAGGTTACGGAGCGAGAACTTGCGCTCTTGAGTCAATCACTTGGTTCATTGAAGCAGTCCTCTTCAAGAGAGCAATTCGTTGCCAACCTTGAAGCTGTTGAGAAGCACTACCAAGCAGCAGTTGCAGCCGTAGAGGCCCAACAAGCTGAGTGGTATCGTATGAATGGTGGGACAATGCCTGCCAAGCCTACAGCCGCACCAAGTAACACTGGATCATCCAATATGTCTGCTGCTGACGCCATTGTTGGCATTTAAGACTAACACGAGGAAGAACTATGGCTGAAGTCAATAGGATCGAGAAGTACGCCGAATGGCTCGTACAGAACAAAGACAAGCAGGGTACACCTGAGTTTGCTACTGTTGCCGAAGCGTACAAAACTATGCGTTCTGAGGCTTCAGCACCTACACAAGCAAACACAGAAGTTGACACCTCGCTCTCAGGCGCAGTCAGTTACGGTGTAGACCAAGCTGGTGCCATGGTCGGCAAGGGTATCCAGTCAGCTGGTGAGCTTACAGGCGTTGAGTCCGTTGAGAACTACGGTCAAGAGATGGCCCAGCGCAACGAAGCTGAGATGGCTGCATCCAACTACCAGCGGCCAGAAGGTGCAGATGGCATCATCAGCAACCTCCGCGAAGGCGACCTTGCCAACGCTGGTAAATCCTTGGCCTATGGTGTTGCAGAAGCAGCTCCACAGGTCGCTGGTGGTGCAGCAGCATCTATCGGCGCTGGGCTTGCAGCAACCACTGCCCCAGTAGTCGGCACAGGCCTTGCTTTAGCTGGTACTGCCTATGGCGTGACTAATGCCCTTGGTGCTAACCGTGCCGAGAAGGAAGAACAGGGACTTGATCCCACTGCCACAGCCACAGACCTTGCGTCTGCTGTAGCCTCTGGACTTGTAGAACTTACGCCTCTCAAGGGTGGTGGTGCTACACTGAAGTTCCTACGAGAAGGTGTACAGGAAGGCGTACAAGAGGGCTTGGTGATCGGTGGCACTGCTGTCCAAGGTGGCGAGTATGTCCCACAGGAAGTTCTTGAGCGCATGGGTGATGCTGCCCTCATTGGTGGCACTGCATCCAAAGGTATTAGCACTGTTGTAAACACAGTCTCCAAGACAGGCGAAGTTATCTTTAAGCCTAAAGAAGACCTAGATCCTGAGACATCCCAAGCTGCATCTGATGTGTCTGCATTGTTGCAGCGTGTTGCTGATGAGAACGGCTACAACCTAAAGGATATTGACTCGAGCTCCAAGAAAGGTGCTGACCAAGCACTTGCAGGCGCTCGTTCAGAGCTAGTCGAGCAAGTAAAAGGTGCCGTAAAGGAACTGAAGAGGAAGGGCCAATACGAAGCTCTAAGCTCTAATGATCAGGCCATCTTTGATAGCGCCGTAGCTCAGTCCAACGGCAAGGTAGCTGCCACAGTCACCAAAAAGAACTTTGACTTCATGCAAGATCGGTTTGGTAACACAAGTGAGGGTCAAGTATTACTCAATGCCTTCCGCCGCTCCAACGTCCTGACTGAAGTCTACGCTGGTGGCCTCAAAGGCGGTGTGTCTAAGTTCACCGATATGTTTAACCCACTGCCTTCTATTGGTAGAGCCTATAATCCAGCTGGTATGGTAGCAGGCAACATCAACACTGGTGCAGCCCTAGCAACTGGTGGCGGCTCGTTAGCAGCACAGATACCTCTCGTAGTTGGTGGTCGTGCTATAGATGCAGTCACTGGACGCAGGTCCAAGGTTAACCGTTTCGTCAAGAAGAACCGTAAAGGCGATGGTCTTGCTGATCCTACAGCTCCAGAGGCTCGTAATCTCACGCAAGAAACTAAAGATCGTAGAGCTGCGCAATTAGCAATTGGTGCTCAAGACAGATTGGACAGGAGAAACGCGGCAGATGCTAGACGCGATGCAAAAGAGGCAAATCGTGCGGCAAAAGAGCGTGTAAAAGATGCTGAGAGAGCTGCAAAGGCACGTTCTGATGCTGAGAAGGCACAGAAGAAAGCTGATGATGACCTCCGCGAGTTTGAAGAGGGACAAAAGCAAGATTTCTTCAATGAGGAAGAGGCCAAGCGGAATGCACAGCAGTATGCTAATGGCGAACCTCCACTCTCTGGCTCACCTCGTAGTATAGTCCACTCTGCCATCACTGAGACCTATGGCCCACAAGGCCGAACAGTAGCTGAACTTGATGCTGACATTATGAAGGCACTTGATGAGGTACTGGCGAACCCCTCGACTACTCCAGAGCGCAAACGTGCGATCCGTGCTTACAAGCAATCACTGGCCACAGGCAAAAGCATCATGGACGGCAGTCCTCTAAATGATGTGACCTCTCTCATACGGGCAAAGACACTCAACTTTAAGTCTAAGAAGCCCAAGAAAGGTCAAAAGCCTATTGAACCACAGCTACCAATAGAACGGCAGCTGGGCAAAAACAGCAACCAAGCCTTTATGGCCACTCTGCGTGACAAGATGGACAACGATACGTCTATCCTAGCTGAAGATCGTGCCACTTTAGGTGATGCTTTTGACAGCATGGCGCTGAACTTAGGCAAAGACCCCGTTGCTTCGCTTGAAGCTATCGTTAGCAGGGCCAAAGCAAACTTAATGAAGCCTAGTTTGTCCAAGGAGTACCTAAACCCTTACTTGGACCGTATTGCACAGCAGCAAAAGACCAAGGAAGCAAACAGTGAATAAGACAGCATTTGACTTGGTGCCCTTCTTACAGGGCATCGAAGCTATAAAGGCGTCTAGCCTCAGTAGTTCTGACAAAGACAAGGTACTTGCAGAGATGGCAGCGGCACTACCAGCCCCTGTGTTCTGTAAGTCCTGCCCAACGACCCTCAAGATCATTGGAACATTAGTAGGAGTAGTAGATGCCAGTGCCCAAAGTACCAAGAAAAAAGGCACCGAAGAAAGAGTTGACCCACCCAAACAGGGCGACGCCAAAAGCAAACAACTACTTCACAAACCTAATGAAAACCGAAGAGGGAAGGGCACTAAGAAAGCAGTGGTCAACAAAAAAGCGTAAGAACGGGGGAAGACCACAGGGAACACCTGATGGCTACACCCTCGAAATGATTACGCCGATCAGGAAACAGGCAAAAGCAGATGCTGAAAGGATCGTAGCAATCATGGCCAAAGAGAATGAGATAGATGATGTGTATGCCATTGAGGCACTCAAGGCAGCAGTCGAAATCATGCGTGAACCGGGGCAAAACCGGGACCGCCTAACAGCAGCACGAATGGTCTTGGACTTCACCAAGACTAAGCCTGCCGCAAAGAGCGAAGTCACTATCGGTAAAGCCGAGGCATTCTTGGAGTCGCTCTTAGTAGTCACTCCAGAGGATGAGCAAGCCGAAGATGGACAAGAGACTTAAAGTAGTACGCCGCAAACTATACGATGACTTTGACTTTTACAGTAAGTCAGCCCTCAAGATCAGAACCAAGGACGGTGACATTGCGTCACTCAACTTGAAGCCAGCCCAGCGCATTCTCCAGAAGGCCGTAGAGGACCAGATGGAGACTGAGGGCAAGGTTCGCATCATTATCTTGAAGGCCCGACAGCAGGGTCTATCGACCTACGTTGGCGGCTATCTGTACTTTAACGTGTCCCAACGTAAAGCCTGCAAGGCTATGGTTGTCACACACCATTCCGACAGTACCCGTGCCCTCTTCGACATGACCAAGAGATACCACGAGAACTGCCCTGAGTTACTCAAGCCTCACACTAAGTATAGTTCTCGCCGGGAACTTACGTTTGATGTCTTAGACAGTTCGTTTGTGGTTGCCACAGCTGGTGGTGAGAGCATTGGTCGAGGTGAAACTCTTACCCATGTTCATGCCTCAGAACTTGCCTTCTGGCAGAAGTCTACCGCTCTGGAGAACTGGAACGGTATGACACAGGCTGTACCCAACAAGAAGGGCACTGCCATCTTTGTCGAAAGCACTGCCAATGGTGTCAGTGGTATCTTCTATGACCTCTGGAAAGGTGCCGTAGAGGGAACCAATGGCTATGTGCCAGTGTTTATCCCTTGGTACATTGATCCTGAGTATCGGGAGCCTGTACCTGAGAACTTCGAGCGGTCCCCAGAGGAAGAAGAGCTGTGTGAGAAGTATGACCTAGACGATGAGCAACTTATGTTCAGACGCCGCAAGGTTGCACAGAACGGCATCGACCTCTTTCGACAGGAATATCCCGCAGAGCCAGAAGAAGCCTTCCTGACAACTGGACGCCCTGTGTTTAACCCAGAGGGCCTACAGGAA